CCATGACGCTCCCGCTTGCCTGTACACCAGATTTAGCCGCCGCTACCTTCTGAGCGCCAAGAGTCTTCCTAGCCTGCTTGGCTATGGAGTCTTTTTTAAATATTGCCTGTAATTGTCCTAGCTCGGATTCTCTAGCAAGGCTCTGCATCTGTGCCTCGGCTGCGCTCTTCTGCCCGAACACTGATGTTATACCACCTGCTACATTTAGTCCGCCGCCTATTAAGGCGAATTCTGCTCCAGTACACATTAGTTGTTAGTCCTCACTTTACTCATTATAGCCAATATAGTCATCGGTAGTGGTTGGTCCTGTCTGATGAATGCTCGCCCTTCCATATCATATCCGTGATTGAATGGTACATCCTTGTCACCGGAGAATCTGGGAGCTGCACTGTCCATCGGGTCTGCTGTATTTCTGAATTTGATTATATCAAGCTTATCTTCACTTGGCCCATACTTTGCACCTAGTGTATCAAAGAATCTTAATGTTAGCTGGGAAATTCTCTTTATCTTACCTTGAGCTGAACCATCCGCGGAGCCTGCTTCTATCCGCATTGTCTCTAGGTCAGACACATAACCTAAACCTACACTAGCTTTTTCAACAGCCCTATCAAGGGTTATCTGACCTGACGACACAACCTTATCCGCCTGCACTGCACCATCACCAAGCACTTGAACTGTCTCGCCTTCTAAGTGAGTAAGGCCAGTGATGGTAGTGGTGGATGCTCCGTCATACTGGATACCAGAATCAACGTAGAAGTCATCTGAATCTAAGGCGGTGATAGGGTCTCTACCAACCTGTATAACTTCTATGTGTCTAACTGTTGTGCTGTTAACATACCGCTTAACACTAAGCCATATCTCATCTTCATTGTCGTTCGGTATCACACATACGCTTTCTACTTGCGCTTGTGTTCCATTTGCATCTGATACCCCGCCCATGATGTGCTTATGCCATCCTATCACCTCTTGGTCACGCTCGTATGTCATGCCGAGTAATGTACCATCTTTCTTGACCATCCATACAATAGAGTCGGGTGTACGCTGGTACTCAAGTTCGGTGATACCTGTACCTGTTATGTGTTCAGATAGTAGGGTAAGGTCTGGTGCAGTGTAGCTGTCAGACTCAAATTGATAAGTAAACTGTCTTAGCTTCCTGCTTGCCCGCTGTGCAAACACTAGTACACCGTTGGCACGTACTGGCGTTATATAGGCGCTACCATATTCCGTCTGCCTAACAATCTTTATATTGCTTGGGGTTATCGCCTCTTCACGGCTAGATGCTGATAGAAGGAACTCACCACCTACCGTACCAATCGTAAGTGACTTACCACTACTAAGCCAGCGTATTGCATTAACTTGGTCTGAGGCTATTGTATACTTGACACTGTTGTCATCCTCTGCGCCGGTGGTGAAGTCATTGTATATGTTAGAACTACTGCCCCATATCGTTTGTGGGTCTGAGGTAGTTCCTGCGTACATTAGACGTTGTTCAAAAAAGGTTACACTGGATGGATAACCAGTAGTATCTGAGAATGCTCCAAGCCTCCAAGTGGTTTGTGCTGATGTGCTTACAAAGTTATCTATCACTGTCGCTGTTACTGATGTAGCCGTGGAGTAGGCCGTTATCATTGCGTATCCAAAATCACTGCCTTGGTCTATGCGTACATAACGTCCAACGTCAGTAGATACAAACAAGTTTGCTGATGCTGTTAGTGTGATACCACTACCTGTCGTTGCGCTCGGAGCTATAGTTGTAGTACCAATGTTCTCATCAAGGAAAGGTGGTACAACCCACGTCTCGTCAGCGATACTGAATGTATCCACCGCTGTTCGTGATAGTCTACGTGGGGGATGGTTAGGATGAACAATGAATAAGACATCTGCTGACTGTACGAATTGTAGCTCAAATAGTTCCGCTTCTAAGTAGTTGGTAGCTATCTCACTAGATACGTTTATCTGGCTTTGGTCTCGGTAGAACCTACAGTAGAGGTTCCCGAACTCGATAACGTAGGCTTGCTCTACAGAGAACTGGAAAGGGATAAGCCTAACCTTCTGAGAACCAGTCTTGTTAGATGCTATGTACTTCGTACCGCCACGGCGGGTTACTCCACCATGAGGATAGATGAGCATGTTCTTTAAGGTTTGAACTCCATTGGCATATTTCGATATATCTACCCTGCCTTCTAGGCGTGGGGATAATTCACCAGCGGTAAAGTTCGTCTGTATGTAGGATGCTTTAGGCATACTTAAAACCTGCTGTTAAGCCACTCGTCCGCAAGGATTGGGTATGGTATACCTTCTTGCCCGTTAATACTTTTAGCTTTACGCAAAGCTTGCTCCGCGTCGCGTGCTAATAGGTCGGTTAATGTATTGTTGTCTGATAAGTTATAAGCTAATCTTGACGCTAGTGTGTTCCACATAACATCTACGAATACACTATCAAATTGCGCTGTGTCTTCTATACGCGCTATGTATTCTATCTTGGCTGTGTCTGTGTTGGCTAACAGCTTCTTACCTTCTACCCTGAATTCTAAATTCTTATTGTCAAGGTACATTACACGAAGGCAGTCAGCGGGTAGCTGATATTCGGATGTAAATTCAAATGCTGGGGTTGTTGTAAGCTTCGCTAGTTCCACACGCTTAATAGCAAAGTTCCATGGGTGGGAACGGAGTAAGCTATCTCTGGTGTCAGCGTAGAAAAGGTTGCATAATCTTGCAGCCTTGGAGGCTTCGGTCAGGGAGATGATTGTATCTTCACCTATCTTAGTTAATGCAAAGTTGCAAATATCTACTTCAGAGGCCATTCTCTCACCTTATAAATTAAAGGGGCACTATGTACCCCTTGTCTAGTCTTAGGGTTATCTTAGTCTAAAGTATAGAACAACTCTAGGGTAAGAGTACCTCCAACGTTAACTGCTGCGTCTTTCAAAGTGATTTTGATATCTAATTCACCTTTAGGGTCAGAAGTTTGGCCGTTTACGTGCTCATACAATTTCTTGCCATAGTTAGCTACGTCTTTAACTACTGATGNNTCAATAGCTGCTGCTGCTGAAATACCGTCGTTAAGTGCGTCGTCGTCATCTGTGATAACAGACTTGCCATCTAGGTTGAACACGCCAATATCTAAAGTAGGTGCGCCAGATGAAGCTAGGTCATCACCGTATAATTTAGATGCACCTAGGATTACAGCGTTGCTTGGTAAGCGAGCCATCAAGTAAGTAGAGGTTGCAGAGTCAGCGGAACCAACTTCTACAGTCTCAACTAAGCTTCTTACTGCACCGCCAGAAATTCCCGGATTTGCAAATTGCGAAGGGTTTGCATCAAGACCAGTGATGATTTTAGAACCCTTTAAGTTTACTACTGCCATTTTAATTTACCTTTTCAATTATTCAGCACAAGCGATTTCAACAACTTTCTCTTCTTCCATACGAGTAGCACCGAACATTTCAGAACGGAAAACTTGTACAGAGTAAGACTTGTCAGCACGCTCAGTGATGCGAGTTTGGTTGCCGTTGTTACCAGTTGCAAGTAAAAGACCATCTTCGGCCCATGCAATAACTTGACGGTCACCATTGCTATCAGTGGTTAAACGTTGAGTTTGGACGAACTTGAAGCCCATGAATGTGTCTACTTCACCTTGTACCAAAGCTTTAACACTATTGTAATCAGCATCGATTACTTCAGTAGTCGCTAACAAATCATCTAACTGTTTAGCAGTGATAGCCATGTAACGTGGAATATCTGGGTCAACGTCAGCAGCGTTAAGCTTCTGTGCAGCCGCACGGAGTTTAGCTAAAGTCAAACCAGAAGAGTTAACAGCAATCTTTTGGCTTGCTGGAAGCGCTACGATAGTGTCGCCATTCTTACCAGTCTTAGCATTGCCTAGAGCCGCTTCAATTATGATATCATCTTTAGCTTTGTTCATAGCCATCATTGCAGATTTAGCATAATGTGAAGTTGGGTCAATAAGCATCTTAACTTTATCTGCGTGGTCGATAAGGTCGGCCCACTCAAAAGTGCTAAGAGTTACAGCGCGGCGTGAGTGTGGGGTGTCGATGCGAGGTGTGTCAGCATGACGTGAAGTACGAGCGATTGCGGCAGTTTCACCAATTTGCTCATAAAAACCAATCTCGCCATTCTGGCTTTCCATGCGGACTTTACCCATGAAGCGAGAATCTTTTTGCTGTGAAAGCAAATCAATGTTAGCACCGAATTGGTTAACAAATGCGGTAGTTATTTCGAAAGACATTATTTATATCCTGTGTAGTTAAACAAAATGTTTTAAGGTTTGCCTAGCTTTAGGATTGTCAGTCGCCTGATCCCTACACTAGAAGATATTCATTCAAGTTAAGGTTCAGGCCACGTAGTGGTTATCTGAGGTAGTAGCTAGTATTTCGCTACAAGGCTTCAATATAAAGGCTGGTCTTACCAGTGTCAACACTTTTTTACAGATGGTAGGTTATTTTAGACATAGTGGTCATTTAGACCTTTGGTGGTAAATGGATTACCTGACAAAGTTCTTTCACTGTGTTCTATGTGTACTCGATATGCAGAACTGTATTTCTCTTCCTGTCAAGAAGGGTAACCAGAGCCATCTGATAGTTGGTAGCTATCGGCTGTTATACTGGGTTTACCACCATCACCTGCTTTATCCTCGGTCTCAAAGTTGTTACACATAGCAGCTTGTTACTTGTTGTCCTCGTATAAGTCTTAGTAAGCTATGTAAGACTCCAGTGACTAGCACCTTGAAAAGCTTGTTCCTGACTAAAAGCTACGAGACAATTAGCCAGTACCTACATTATAGACTATAATTGAGGTATAGCAAAAACAGGGGATAGTGTCATGAAGCAATGGATGAAGGAAATAAAATACTTCTTAGTGGAAAGATTCATCGGCACTGCCCGTTGGTATCAGATAGAGTGTGAACAGCCACACCGTAACCCTGACAACTTTGAAATCAAATGTAAGATGGTTAACCCCAACGTTGCTGTGATGGATATGGAATCCTTCCGTAAGAGTAAGGTAGTTAAGGAACAATGCGAGGCAGCCCTTAGAATAGTAGAGAGACAAAACAAATGAATTATGAATATGCACAATCCCCCGCTGAGTTACTGAAGGAAGTAATGGATGACCTCATCTTGGATGTGTGGGAATTATCAGAGATGTCAGGGATACCGGCGGAAGAGTTAGAGGCAATCCTGCAAGACAGGCAAGCAGTAACTCTTGACGATGCATTGTTGTTAGAGCTGGCTATTGGAGTTCCTTTTGAGCAGTGGCTTGACCTTGAGGAAGCATACCAGAAAGTATTATCTAACCTGTCCGAGGATGAGATTAACAGAGCACTGGACAACTCTCACCTACGCTCAATCAAGAAGTACCACTGATGGAAGGCGTTAACATGGAGCGTAAGCGCCGCATAAAGGTTGCACTGGCTGCCTACATGTATGAGATAAAGGACGCACCAATCATGACCGATGCCGAGTATGATGCACTATCTTACTCCATCAACCCAGAGGAAGAGACGGGGAATTCTTTGTTAGATAAGTTCTTCCGTGAAGAGTTCCAACCTTGCACCGGTCAATGGATTTACAACCATCCTGACCTATCGGGGATAATGAATATAGAGGCTAGGTATTTCAGATAACAAAAAGCCCCACTCAAGGGGCC